ACGATTGATAAAGCAGCACTGCTATCTTCAGTAAAGCCGATATATATTCCAGAAGTGCTGTCTGCATTTATGTATTGCAGGGTTACGCCAACTGTAGTGGTTGCTATCGTAAATTTGTTAATAGTTGAACTCCAAGTGACAGTAATCTTAGTATCTGAAAATTCTGTTCTCATTAAAGCTTGGATTGCAGCAGCCAAAGTTGCCGGTAAGTATCTGTTTGTAGTGAGAGTAATAGATGTAGTAGCCCCAGCGTCATACTTAAAGTTCAGAGTGTTTTTTGTTTCAGGGATATATATATTTAAATTGTCCACTCTACAGTAGCTTTCTGTTTCAGCCAGGGTTACTATCATCGTTATCTCCTATTATCTACGCTGTACGTAATTGATGTAATCTACGTACATAACGGGTTGTACTGTACTTCCATCTGATTGACAGATCAAGGTTGGGGTTAACTGTGCATCTGGAAGATAAAGTGTTGCTACGTTTGATAGGCTTACTGCAGCATCATTAACGTAACAGGTAAGAACTAAGTCCTTATCTAACTTCAATCCTACTTTTACATAGGTGTCAGAGGTTAAATCAGCAATCTCATCTGATCTCTCAGTTGCACCAGTTGAAGCGTAAAGCTTATATGTAGCACCAGCTCCAGTTTCAATCCCGAAGCCAAGGTACTCAGTGTTTACATCCAGGTCACCAGCTTTTAGGAGGTCTCCATCTGTTTCGGCAAAACCGAAGAACATTTGGCATTTACTAACTCCAGTAAGTTTAAACTTACCCTCAAACCAGAACTCTTTATCGGAAGCAAAAGCAACTGATTCACCAAGTTTCTGTAACTGGCAGCCATGTCCGAGTGATACACTGTCACAATCAAGCTTCAAAACCCCGCCAGTCAAATCTTGCAATCCAATTGCACCAGATGAACTTTGGCTATATGTCCATCCGCCAAGTGCAGTAGATGTCTGGTAGCCCGGTACATAATCAAAATCTTCATTCATAGAATGAGCAAGTGCAGGATCAGCCATAAAAGCAAGACGGGGGCAATCAGCCCAAACACCGTCATTTATAGTGCCCTTATTGTCTTTGGTTTGAAAGACAAGGTTTCCTTTCGCATATTTCGATATTAAATCATACATAACACCCCCTTATGCTAAGAGGTTAATTTGATCATAACCGCCATGTCTGGTTTCAACAACAGCAACAACTGAAATGAAGTTTGTTAATTCTGTACTTGCGGTGCTATGGATAGCAGCAAAGGCAAAGTCATTAGCTAAATCCAAAGCAGCAGGGTCAAGCTGGAAGATAACCATCTTTTCCTTTACCGATTCAGATACGGTATAGCTTACGGCTGCCGTTGCCTGTGTTATATTACTGGTTGTAACTGTGTCGTTGCTATACCAGATAGGCACTGCATTCGCAATTACCTTTTCTCCAGCAGCGGCAGCAGAAGTAGCCTGATAAATAGACAATACGGTTGCCTGTGCAGCGGCATTTTGCAGCTGGCAAACAAAGAAAATCATCTCTGCCTTTGCACAATTGATATAATCAGATGTATTTGCTGCATTGGTAGTTACAGCAGCTTGAAGTGATACGATTTGAGGGACTAAAGGTAAAAAGTTGTTCATCATATCCTCCTTATGTCCTGGATTCCAGGGTTATTACTGGAGATAAGGTATCTCCATTTGCAGGAGTAAAGGCAGTATTCTGCCACATCTGACCATCAGCACGATACATTACACGAAGTACTGACTTGTTATACAGGAAGTAAATTTCCTTTGACCAAGCTGCTTCTTCTGCCTTATCAATTGCAAGGTACTGTGAAGGATCAGCCAAAGAAATATCACCGACAGTTCCGAGAGTCTTACAGAACTCTGTATAGACCAAAGGAATACCGAAAATATTTCCATAAGGGGATTGTGATAATCCGCCAGGTGGCATATAGATCAACGATCCTGCTGTTCCAGAAGCAATGTTGAGCTGCATAAGCTGTGCCATAACGGTCTGATTAAGCATCCAGATTGCATTTCCGATATAACTCATATTGAATCTGGTAAACATCTTGATGATATTCCCAGCTACTACAGTTGCAGCGGTCTGATCAGTTTCTTTTGTAATCTCAATCTTGCAGTTAGAGTTGAACATTCCAAGAGGTTTTCCAACACCGTCACCATTGAGCATTACATTATCCATCGTCAAGCCCAAGGCATTACTTACCATTGTTTCGATAAGTGGAGCGATAGTTACCGGTGAATCACGTAACAGGTCATTGGTAATTGGAACCAGGGTCATGTTATCATGCAATCTAAACTGTAACATGTCAAATCTTGGCTGTACAGCAGTTCCGGTTCCGCCTTCCTGTAACCATGTGTTATATACACCACCATAATAAGTATCATCCTCATGGGAATAGTTGCTTATTGATGGTAATGAAACAGAATTTCCATTAACAGGAAGCATCGTTGCTCTGCTCCAGATCATGCTTTTTTCTTTAGCAAGACTGAATAATCTATTAGAAAATTCAGGTGGAACCATAATTCCGCCATCATCTCCTACACGGGTTTCCATAAGGGCTGCTTTCTCTTGCGCATCCAACTCACGCCTTGCACTGAACTTTGCTACAGTTCTTGCAAAAGCACCGATGTCCTTAAACCCGCCCTTATTTACCATATCATTGTCTTTGGTGGATGGTGTGATAAGCGCATTATCAACCTTATCGGATAATGACTTTGTGATCTGTTCCACCATAACACCTACGGCTTTAGTGATCATTGCATCAATATCCTCTGTAGATGGGGAATCGGTTGCCGTAACAACTGGGGGATCACCACCTCCACCATCAGGTTCGCCAGCTTCATCCATCATTAATGGAAGTGGCATAAAATTAAATAAATCCATAATTTCTCCTTAATAGCTCAGAATTAATCCCTAACATCTCCAGCATAAAGCCTGATGCCTCCAGGTTAAACCTTGCCTAATCTTTTATTTATCATCTGTTCTACAGCAAGTGTGACCCTGCTGGTTATGTATGCCTGACTTATCTGCGATTTACCGTCAGGTTGTTCTACCATTTCTTTCGTAAAAGTGTTTATAGTTGACTTGAGAATTTCCTGGTCAGATTTCAATTGATTAACTACAACCATAAGATCATCTATCTTGTTATGCAGGAACACGCTTTCAAATACCTGATTTAATTCTTCTGATTTGAACTCTATCTTACCGGACTTAATCGCCAGAGCAAGAGCATCTGGATTATCGCCAACCGGGCAATCAGAGTGCTCAAGTAGTAAACTTTTCTCATACACATATCCTGCACTGCTAAAGTTATTCTTATCGATATTGTAGGTATCTGACAATCTTGCTATTTCTTTTTTCCATTCTTTATCGTTAAAAGACCCTCTCCAGATTGTTTTTATAGGTATAAATCCTATTGATGAAGCAAGGGGAAATCCGTCAGCGTGCATCCTGTAAACATCTTCTGCCAAATCATGGTTTGCGTAGGTTTGTTTAGCAAGCAACCCATTACCATCATCTTTAATCCATAAATCTTTACCTAAAGGTAATACCGGGCTACCTCCGCCAAACATAGAATTGCCATAGTTATGAGCATAAAGTATCACTGGGTTTTTATTGAAATCGGTAAGGTCAATTCCTTGAGAGATAACAATTTCTTTGCTTCTATCAAGAGTTGGCTTTGTGACATATTTAACAATTGCCCTTTCGCTTTCTACAATCTTTTCTACCTTTGTTACCGAATGGAAAGAGTTTTTAAACTCCATATCCTCAAGATTATATTCTGCTTTTATCCTATTCGCTCTCTGTATCGCTGTTTCCATTGCTATCTCCTGGTATTATTAAATTTCCACTATCATCAACCATCATGTAATTAACTGGTATTAGGTAATTATCTCCGGCTTCTCTTGGCGGAAGCCCTTCTTCTTTTCTAATCTCATTTGGTGATCTAATTCCCCACTTAGCATGTTCAACCTGTTTCTTGAGAACAAAGGCATTATCCTCTTTAGCAGGATTGTCAAATGCACAAAATATAGTTATCCCGTCAGATTGCTGATAAAATGGTATAATTGTCTGGTTTATCTTATCAGCAAATAACCTGTTCCTGGGATCAATTGTCTGTTCTTCATAAGCGTTTCCGCCAGCTTCCGCATTGGCTTTATTAACATTCTCAACATCAATAAGCGATATTGGAACACCAAACATCCTTGCTATGTCCTTATCTGTTTTCTTAGTGATCATGGCATCAAATAACATCTGTGGACTTACCGATGTAGCCATAAATTCAACCCCATTATCAAGCAAAGGCGTTTTACCTGCATTCTTATAACCACGAAAGTTTTCTTGAAGCTCTTTTTTTAATCTATTGAATGAGGTTTCCATAAGATTGTCTTTGGTTCTAAAATATCCAGCCAATGTACCCATATTTTTGAATATTGCCTGTCCATATTTGAGAGCATAAGTATCAAGATTAACTGAATCCACACATGCAGATAGAGGACTTTTACCAATTGCGATGTTCCCTGGATTAGCGAATCTGCAATGGAATATTCTTTTTGGGTTGTACTTTCTTAAGCCCTGAGAGGTTCTATAATCATATCGAGAAATATATTGGTTAGTTCCGAGGATTGGTGTAACATTTTGTGACGGTAGAATGTGTAATTCTTTTGGTACACCGAAAGTGCCAGTTATAATATTCCAGTAGTCATTTCCGGTAAGCTCCATGAATAGATCAGATAATTGGAAAAATTCTGTATAGGAAAATTCTGAATTGGGATTCTGGAATAGTTCTATAAAGGGGTGATCTGTTATCTCTGTTAAATCTGAATCTTCTGAGTAAAGTATTCTGGATTTAAGGTTGCCTGGGGCACGACTTACAACTTGTTTTCTATATTCTCTATTTGTTACTTTGAATCCTGGAAATGATTTACTTTTATAGCCTTTAGGGGCAAGCATATAAAGGTGTAGCTTCTGTCTCGACATCACATGAGCGTTTTTCGTAGCACAGGCATATACAAGGTTTTTATAGGCACTTATTAGTGAGTTGACATTGTTTGGCATTACTTCGTCTGAGTTCGACCAGGCACGTATAAGATCAAGTCCAGCACCTTCTTTATAGCTGCCTTTCTGTTTAGGTTTAAGAAAACTTAACAAGCTCATAGTTACCTCTGTCCGTTTCTGTGACAGTGTAACATATTGTGTCAAGTTAAATTTATTTAATTGTATAAAACTCCGCTGATCGACCGGCAATGAGGTATCGCATTACCTATCCTGTAGTTGCCATGAACACCATATCTACCTGCATCTGGAGCATGATCATTTCTTTCTACCGGAACTCCAATAGAAACTCCATTCCTATCTTCTTTCCATTTAAACATATAGAAATCATTCCAGGTATCAATGTCAGAGTCCAAAATATGCTGTGTGAATGATTTTAAATAGTCAATCCCTGCTTTCACACTCCCATGCCCTTTAACGCAAGGAACAGCGTTAAATCCATTAAGTTTTACACCCTTATATTCAATTTCTTCATCCTTGAGGGTAATTATGCCATCTGGATTAGCTGAATCACAATATATTGGTCTTGAAGTGGAATATCCAGTCTGAGTTAAATAGAGTTTCAAATCAAGTAAGGTTTTGCCAGCTTCATAGTAAATTTGCTTATAATAAATATCAAAGCCTTTCTGTTTAATATCCAACAACACCATCGGGTCATGTGTACCAAAATCAAGACCTGCATATTCAAAATCCCACTTAATATCATTGGGTATAGCACTAATCTTTTTCACATTGGTATAAATCTTATTCCTTACATCAGCATAGTCACCCAAAGCATAAATGATATAGAAAGTCTGGTCTTTTAAGATCAATTGCTCAAGCTGCGCCCTTTTATCAACTGACAGGAATCGGTTCATTTTGTAGTCAGAGTGCATCACATCTGTTTTATATTCGTAGTATACCTTCTCACCCTTTTCATTTTCTACCTGAATTTTATCAATTTTGGAATAAGTAAACTCTTTTTTACGATACCATTCTTTGTAAGTCCACTTCATTTTATCAACAGGGTTAAAGGAAGCGATAAGCTGTAGGTAAGTTGAGCATTTACCACGCATACGAACTAAAAGCTGTAAGAAATCAAAATAATCAAACTCGGTACATTCTTCCATCCAGATACCGGTAACATTTTCTATTGATTTGATCTTTTCTGGGTTATCCAATCCGGTAAATATAAATTGTGCCCCATTGTCCTTAAATGTGAGTGACATCGGCTTTTTACGGGTAATAAACCTATCCCTGACACCCCAGGCATCTATTGTATCATTGATCAATCTCCAAGCTGACTTTTCCAAAGAAGGCTCATATTTCCTAAGAACCACAAACCTGTGAACTACTGTCTTTGATTCTGATATCATCCTGTATAGTAATTTCTGAGCAGCGAACCATGACTTACCGGAAGATCCCGAACCCCATAAAACAAGAACCTTGGCATCGCTGAATAGATACTCGTAAAAGGCTTCGTTAATTACTTGTGGGAGTTTGCTGAAATCATAAGTTCTCATTATTCAAATTCCTCTGGTTTAGGATCAACAGGTGGTGGTATGATATAAACCTTATCTCGATCAAGCATCTCATCTTGTAACTCAGTCAAATACTTTGATAAGGCTATATATTCACTTGGTTTCAACTTCGGGTACTTAAGCTTAAGCTGGACATTGGCTATTGTTACCTCACGTTGCTGGAATCTGAGTTTATCGGCTTCTGATAGATTGGGGTCAAGGAGAAAATCATTGAGTTTCTTATTATTATCAATCTGAGTATTAACCAGCTTTTCATAATCAACTACATCGGAATCTACCCTTGCTGCCCTCAATTCCTTCCATGTTTTGCCGTTCTTTCCGCCAACTAAGGTGTTGGAGTGGTTGTTTACTGTTACCCTGCTGACGTTGAATTGCTTAGTGATTTCCTTGATTGTGACTCCAGAGATATATAGTTCTCTCATGTTGGATAATTGTTCATCGGTTAGTTTCATGGTGGTTTTCATAATTTCTCCTAAAAATCAAAATACAGTTGAGAATGATCATTTATTCTCTCAACCGCATCATTAAAATAATCTTTATCAAGTTCACAACCGTCAAATTCAAATCCCATATCCAAAGCTGCACACGCTGAACTGAAGCTGCCACCATGGGAATCGAATATCTTGTCATTAGGTTTTGCGTAGTTAGTTAATAGCCATTTGTATAGCTGAATAGGTTTTTGGGTTGGGTGGATACGCTTCTCTTTATTTTTCATATCTTGCTGTAATAACCCGTGCCACCTAAATTTGAATTTCCTTACAGAATTTATATTAGAGATAAAAGCTAATTCACAATCTGATTGGTTGCTTCTACCGTTATCCTTATCCCAAACAATTCTCCCGCTTGTAAATATAGCATATTTGTAATAATTTACTCCCCACACTATCTGGTTTTTTGAAACCCTAAATAATTCTTTAAAGTATTCTTTATCTGGAATGTGGCTATCGTCAAATTCAGAGACATAATTTGTTTTTATTATTTTATTCGACTTGCCCCCGAAATTGGTTTTTAATTCTCCAGTTATTCCAGAACCAAGACCTATCCCATACGGAGGATCAACGATAACCAGTTCATAATAATTATCTGGTATCTCTGCCATAAAATCCATACAGTCACAATTAAATAACCTTACCTTGTCTAACTCAAAATCTGGGATCATAATTCCTCCAATAGAAAAAGCCGGAGCGATGGGAGGCAACTCCGACTAAACATATGGATTAAAATATGTATGCTGTTTTTAAATAACTGTGTGATTGGTGTCAATATATATTTTACCATGATTCCTTCTTATAACTTCTTGCTGGTATATTAAAATCTGTAAGCCACTTAGCAATAGTGGTTTCTGAATGATGTAACATCTTTGAGATAGTCCTTACTGGTATTTTCTGGACAATGTGTAACCTGAACAGGTAATGCTTGTTTTGGTGATTACTGCCACTATCACCCGGGTAATAATTAAGGGGACAATCATATTTTGGTTCGAGGTTACTTACCGGTAAGCCGGAGTTCCTACATTGATCATCGTGGTAGTAACAGCAACCTTCGCAGGTTTTGGCTTTTCGCATTTTGTGGGAGGTCATTTAAAATATCCCATTACCTGTAGTTCCTTGTTTATCTTTATTTCCTTAAACCATAATGGTCTTGGTCTCATAATCCTTCTCATATCTTCCTCCCTAACTTTTACTGTCTCGATCATCCAGTCTTTCATAATAACTCCCTTTATTTCTCGATGCCAATTTAAGGTTTTTGATATTAAGTTGTCAAATTAAAATAAAAATAACCCTTTCCAGTAAGATTGGAATA